GTGGGACTGAAACTTTATTATTTTCAACAGACCCAGCACCTGTAACAACAAATTCACCAAACCCATCAATGGTATTATCTGATGGATTTCAAGGAGGATTTTCAATCAATACAACAGATAGGATATTTGTTAAAGTTCGAGCTACAAATACCTCAAATCAATCACATACTATTACTTTCGTAACCGAAGGTACAACTCATTATTCATATGGTCAAACTACGTTAGGTGTAATTAATGGAACAAGTGGTTCTTCAGGAACTAGCGGTACTAATGGTACGAACGGTACTAATGGAACCTCAGGTACGAACGGAACTAACGGAACTAGCGGCACTAACGGTACAAATGGAACTTCAGGTTCAAGTGGAACGAGCGGAACAAATGGAACGTCAGGAACTAATGGTACTAGCGGTTCAAGTGGAAGTAATGGAACATCAGGAACTAATGGTACTAACGGAACTTCAGGTTCATCAGGTGTAAATGGTACATCCGGAACAAACGGGACTTCAGGTACGAATGGTTCATCAGGTACTTCAGGCTCAAGTGGTACAAGTGGTTCTTCTGGAAGTTCGGGGACTTCAGGAACAAACGGGACTAGTGGTACAAATGGTACTTCAGGTACTAATGGTACTAGCGGTTCAAGTGGAAGTAACGGAACATCAGGAACTAACGGAACTTCAGGAACAAACGGAACATCTGGCTCAAGTGGTTCTTCAGGTACAAATGGTACTTCAGGTACTAATGGAACAAACGGAACATCAGGGTCTAGTGGTTCTTCAGGTAGTTCAGGCACATCTGGAACGAACGGTACTTCAGGAACTAACGGAACATCGGGTAGTTCAGGCTCCTCAGGAACATCTGGTACAAACGGCACATCAGGGACTAATGGAACAAGTGGTTCATCAGGGTCTAGCGGCACTAACGGAACATCGGGTACAAATGGGTCATCAGGAAGCTCAGGCTCAAGCGGAACAAATGGTACTAACGGGACAAGTGGGTCTTCAGGTTCCAACGGAACATCAGGTACTAACGGTACAAATGGAACTTCAGGTTCAAGCGGTACTAGTGGAACAAATGGTACTTCAGGTACTAACGGGACAAGTGGGTCTTCAGGTTCCAACGGAACATCAGGTACTAACGGAACTAGCGGAACAAATGGTACTTCAGGAAGTTCAGGGTCGAGTGGTTCGTCAGGAACTAGTGGAACAAATGGTACTAACGGAACGTCAGGAACAAATGGAACTAGCGGAAGCTCAGGAACATCAGGTTCTTCAGGGTCTAGTGGTAGTAGCGGTACGAGCGGTTCATCAGGGACAAGTGGGTCTTCAGGCTCAAGTGGAACGAATGGTACATCAGGGTCTTCGGGTATCTCGGGTTCAAACGGAACAAATGGAACATCGGGCTCAAGTGGGAGTAGTGGGTCATCAGGTACTAACGGGACTTCAGGTACTAACGGAACAAATGGGACTAGCGGCACAAATGGAACATCAGGAAGCTCAGGTTCAAATGGTTCGTCAGGGACTAGCGGCACAAATGGAACATCAGGAAGCTCAGGTTCAAATGGTTCGTCAGGGACTAGCGGCACAAATGGAACATCAGGAAGCTCAGGTTCAAATGGTTCGTCAGGAACTAGCGGAACTAATGGAACATCGGGAAGCTCAGGTTCAAATGGTTCGTCAGGAACTAGCGGAACTAATGGAACATCGGGGACTAATGGTACAAACGGAACATCTGGAACCAACGGTACTTCAGGTTCATCTGGCTCTTCAGGGACTAGCGGAACAAATGGAACATCAGGTACTAACGGGACTTCGGGGACAAATGGAACTAGTGGTTCTTCAGGAAGTAGCGGTAGCTCAGGTTCAAGCGGAACTAATGGGACATCAGGAACAAATGGTACTAGTGGAACAAACGGTACATCAGGAAGCTCAGGTTCAAGTGGAACATCCGGTACAAACGGTAGTTCAGGAACAAGTGGGTCTTCAGGGTCTAGTGGTAGTTCAGGTACAAATGGTACTAGTGGAAGTAGTGGTTCATCAGGCTCAAGCGGTACTAGTGGGACTAACGGAACTTCAGGAACAAACGGAACTTCAGGAACAAACGGAACATCTGGCTCAAGTGGTTCTTCAGGTACAAATGGTACGAGCGGAACTAATGGTACTTCAGGAACTAACGGAACAAACGGAACATCAGGGTCTAGCGGCTCTTCAGGAATAAATGGAACTAACGGGACTTCGGGTACGAATGGAACAAGCGGAACAAATGGAACATCAGGGTCTAGTGGTTCTTCAGGTAGTTCAGGTACATCTGGAACGAACGGTACATCGGGTAGTTCAGGTTCCTCAGGAACAAACGGTACGAGCGGTTCATCAGGGACAAGTGGGTCTTCGGGTTCAAGCGGTTCATCAGGAACTAGCGGTACTAATGGTACATCAGGAACAAACGGAACGTCAGGTTCTTCAGGAAGTTCAGGTTCAAACGGCTCGTCAGGAACTAATGGTACTAGCGGAACAAATGGAACATCGGGCTCAAGTGGGAGTAGTGGGTTATCAGGTACTAACGGGACTTCAGGTACAAATGGAACATCAGGCTCTAGCGGTTCATCGGGGAGCTCAGGTACTAGTGGTACTAACGGTACGTCCGGCTCAAGTGGAAGTTCGGGAACAAGCGGTTCATCAGGTAGAAATGGAACTAATGGTACTAACGGAACAAACGGAACATCAGGGTCAAGTGGTTCTTCAGGAACTAGTGGTCTTTCAGGTGTAAATGGAACATCAGGAACAAATGGTACTAGCGGTTCATCAGGAAGTTCGGGGACTTCAGGGACTAACGGAACAAATGGTTCAAGTGGAACAAGTGGTTCAAGTGGTAGTTCAGGAACAAGTGGTTCATCAGGTTCAAGCGGTACAAGTGGTACAAATGGTACTAGTGGTTCATCAGGAAGTTCAGGTACAAATGGTACTAGCGGAAGTAGTGGTTCATCGGGTTCAAGTGGTACTAGTGGAACTAATGGAACTTCAGGAACAAACGGCACTAGTGGAAGTAGTGGTTCGTCAGGTTCAAGTGGAACTAACGGAACTTCAGGAACAAATGGTACGAGTGGTACTAACGGAACATCGGGGACTAATGGTACTAGCGGAAGTAGTGGTTCAAGTGGTACTAGCGGAACAAATGGTACTAGTGGAACAAACGGCACATCAGGAAGCTCAGGTTCAAGTGGAACATCAGGAACAAATGGCACATCAGGGTCTAGTGGGTCTTCAGGTACTAATGGAACATCAGGTTCAAGTGGGTCTTCAGGAACTAATGGTACGTCAGGAACAAACGGCACATCGGGCTCTTCAGGTAGTTCAGGTTCAAGTGGTACGTCGGGGACAAACGGTACTAGTGGAACAAATGGTACGTCGGGGTCTAGTGGTACTTCAGGAACTAACGGTTCATCAGGTACTAGTGGTAGTTCAGGGTCTAGTGGCTCTTCAGGAAGTAGTGGTACGTCAGGTTCTTCGGGTTCAAGTGGAACATCAGGTTCGTCAGGGTCTAGTGGTTCTTCAGGTACAAGTGGCTCATCAGGTTCATCAGGTAGAAATGGAACGAATGGAACTTCAGGAACAAACGGAACATCAGGTACTAATGGGACTAACGGAACATCAGGTACTAATGGGACTTCGGGTAGTAGCGGCACAAACGGCACTTCAGGGACAAACGGGACATCAGGTACCAATGGTACTAGTGGCTCTTCAGGAAGTTCAGGAACTAATGGTACAAGTGGTTCTTCAGGAAGTTCAGGTACCAATGGTACTTCAGGAACAAATGGTACTAGTGGAACGAACGGTACTTCAGGTTCAAGTGGTACAAATGGAACATCGGGCACAAACGGGACATCAGGTACTAACGGTACAAGTGGAACAAACGGGACATCTGGAACGAACGGCACTTCAGGTTCATCTGGTTCTTCGGGCACTAGCGGAACAAATGGTTCTTCAGGGACTAGCGGAACAAATGGAACATCAGGGTCTAGCGGTAGTTCAGGTACTTCAGGTACTAATGGAACGAGTGGGACTAACGGAACTTCGGGGTCTAGTGGTAGTTCAGGTTCAAGTGGAACAAGTGGTTCATCAGGGAGTTCGGGAACAAGTGGTTCATCAGGCACTAGTGGTAGTTCAGGGTCTAGTGGTTCATCGGGTTCTTCTGGAACTTCGGGTTCATCAGGTAGAAACGGAACCAATGGGACAAATGGAACTTCGGGTACAAATGGAACTTCGGGTACAAATGGAACTTCGGGTAGTAGCGGAACAAACGGGACATCTGGAACCAACGGAACTTCAGGTTCATCTGGCTCTTCAGGGACTAGCGGAACAAATGGGACTTCAGGAACTAACGGAACATCAGGTACAAATGGTACTAGCGGAAGTAGTGGTTCGTCAGGTTCAAGTGGAACAAACGGTACTTCAGGAACTAACGGAACTTCAGGAACAAATGGTACTAATGGGACTTCAGGAACAAATGGAACTTCGGGGTCTAGTGGTACTAGCGGCACTAACGGTACTAATGGAACTTCAGGGTCTAGCGGCAGTTCGGGGTCATCGGGAACATCAGGTTCAAGTGGAACAAGTGGAGTAAGTGGTGCTTCGGGTACGAGTGGAACAAACGGTACATCAGGTTCAAGCGGTAGTAGTGGGACATCGGGGTCTAATGGTTCTTCAGGGAGCAGTGGAACATCGGGTTCAAGCGGTAGTAACGGAACAAGTGGTACTAATGGTACTAATGGTACAAGTGGAACAAACGGAACATCAGGCTCAAGTGGTACTTCAGGTACTAACGGTACGAGTGGTACAAACGGAACGTCAGGAACTAATGGTACTAGTGGTTCTTCAGGAAGTAGCGGCACGTCAGGTTCTTCAGGAAGTAGTGGTACTTCTGGCTCATCAGGTTCAAGTGGAACAAGTGGTTCTTCAGGTAGAAACGGAACAAATGGTACTAACGGAACAAGTGGAACAAATGGTACAAATGGAACCTCAGGAACTAACGGTACTTCGGGTACTAATGGAACATCAGGAACAAACGGAACTAATGGAACTTCGGGAACAAATGGAACATCAGGGTCTAGTGGCTCTTCAGGGATAAATGGTACAAACGGTACGAATGGAACTTCAGGTACTAACGGAACATCGGGGACTAATGGTACTAGCGGAAGTAGTGGTTCTAGCGGGACTTCAGGAACAAATGGAACCTCAGGAACTAACGGAACTAGCGGAACAAACGGTACTTCAGGTTCAAGTGGTATAAATGGAACCAACGGGACTAGCGGTACAAATGGTACAAGTGGTTCTTCTGGTAGTTCAGGAACTAGCGGCACTAACGGAACTTCAGGGTCAAGTGGTAGTTCAGGTTCTTCAGGGACTAGCGGTTCTTCAGGTTCAAGTGGGACATCAGGGACTAGCGGTTCTTCAGGTTCTAATGGAACGTCGGGAACAAACGGAACTAGCGGCTCAAGTGGTAGTTCAGGTTCTTCAGGAATAAATGGAACATCAGGTACTAACGGTACGAGTGGTACAAACGGAACGTCAGGAACTAATGGGACAAACGGTACGAGCGGCACCAACGGAACGTCAGGAACAAACGGTACTAGTGGTAGTTCAGGTTCTTCAGGTACAAGTGGTACTAATGGGACTTCAGGAACAAATGGTACAAGCGGCACTAATGGAACATCAGGCTCAAGTGGAAGTTCAGGTTCTTCAGGAACAAACGGTACATCGGGAACTAATGGTACTTCAGGAACAAATGGTTCATCAGGAACTAGTGGGTCTTCAGGTTCAAGCGGTTCTTCAGGAAGTTCAGGTACTTCTGGTTCAAGTGGTAGAAATGGTACAAACGGTACTAATGGAACATCAGGTACCAACGGAACTAATGGAACAAGTGGGACTAATGGTTCTTCAGGAACAAACGGCACAAGTGGAAGCTCGGGTACAAATGGAACTTCAGGGACTAATGGTACAAACGGAACGTCAGGAACGAATGGTACTAGCGGCACTAACGGAACTTCAGGAACAAATGGAACATCGGGTTCTAGTGGAACATCAGGGTCTAGTGGTTCTTCAGGAATAAATGGTACTAGTGGGACAAACGGTACCAACGGAACATCAGGTACTAATGGTACATCCGGTTCTTCAGGTTCAAGTGGTACTTCGGGTACGAATGGAACATCAGGTACTAACGGTACAAGTGGAAGTAGTGGTAGTTCGGGTTCAAGTGGTACTAGTGGGACAAATGGTACATCAGGAACAAATGGTACGTCAGGGTCTAGCGGTAGCTCTGGTTCTTCAGGTATGAAAGGAGATTCAGGGTCGTCAGGTATATCAGGTACAAATGGTACTAACGGAACTTCGGGTACTAATGGTACAAATGGAAGTTCAGGTTCGTCAGGTATAAATGGCACATCAGGAACTAATGGGACATCAGGTTCTTCAGGAAGTTCAGGTACTAGTGGTTCTTCGGGTTCGAGTGGGACATCAGGGTCAAGTGGTTCTTCAGGTAGAAACGGAACAAACGGAACAAATGGTACCAACGGAACAAGTGGAACTAATGGTACTAGCGGCACAAATGGGACTTCAGGAACAAACGGTACTAGTGGTTCATCAGGTTCATCAGGTTTAAACGGAGCTAACGGTACTAACGGAACTAACGGAACATCAGGTTCTTCAGGTTTAAACGGAGCTAACGGAACAAATGGTACTAACGGAACTAGTGGTTCATCGGGTTCAAGTGGTAGTTCAGGCACTAGCGGGTCATCAGGAACGTCAGGTTCATCAGGTAGAAATGGTACTAACGGAACTAATGGTACTAATGGAACTTCAGGTTCAAGTGGTTTAAATGGTGCAAATGGTACTAACGGAACTAATGGAACATCAGGTTCTTCAGGTTCAAACGGGACATCCGGTTCTTCAGGTTTAAATGGAGCAAACGGAACAAATGGTACTAACGGAACAAACGGAACAAACGGAACTTCAGGTTCTTCAGGCTCAAGCGGATTGAATGGAGCAAACGGAACAAATGGTACTAACGGAACTTCAGGTTCTAATGGTTCATCTGGAACTAGTGGGTCTTCAGGTTCTTCAGGAACTAGTGGGTCTTCAGGAAGTTCAGGAATAAATGGAACATCAGGTTCTAGTGGTTCTTCAGGTATAAATGGTACTAATGGTTCAAGCGGGACTTCAGGTTCTTCGGGTTCATCAGGCACTAGTGGTAGTTCAGGCTCAAGTGGCACATCAGGCTCAAGCGGTTCTTCGGGTATTAGTGGGACTAGCGGTAGTTCAGGTTCTTCGGGTACTAGCGGTAGTTCAGGTTCTTCAGGTAGAAATGGTACAAATGGTACTAATGGTTCTTCAGGTACAAATGGTACTAATGGTTCAAGTGGAACATCAGGGTCAAGCGGATTGAATGGTACAAACGGTACTAACGGTTCAAGTGGAACTTCAGGGTCAAGTGGGTCTTCAGGAACATCAGGTTCATCTGGTACAAGTGGTAGCTCAGGTTCTTCAGGTTCTAGTGGGTCTGCCGGAACCTCAGGTTCATCTGGTTCAAGCGGAACATCTGGCTCATCAGGTTCTGCAGGTACAAGCGGTTCTTCAGGTTTAAATGGGACAAACGGAACTAACGGTACTAACGGAACATCAGGAAGCTCAGGTTCAAACGGGACATCAGGTTCTTCAGGTTTAAATGGTGCTAATGGAACTAACGGAACTAATGGAACATCAGGTTCTTCAGGTTCAAACGGGACATCCGGTTCTTCAGGTTTAAATGGTACAAACGGAACTAATGGAACATCCGGTTCTTCAGGTTCAAACGGAACATCCGGTTCTTCAGGTTTAAATGGAGCAAATGGTACAAACGGAACTAATGGAACATCCGGTTCTTCAGGTTCAAACGGAACATCCGGTTCTTCAGGTTTAAATGGTGGAAGTGGAACCGATGGTAATGATGGGTCAAATTCAGGAAGATGGAATTATCGTAAATCTTTAGCTGGGTTTCCAGGATATTTTGATACAAACTCATCTACAATATCCTCAATAACCTCTATTGACATTAATAATCTAGACATTAATTCGACTAGTTATAATACTTGGTTTTCAGGTATTGATACAATACAGGCATTAGGAAATCCTGTGTATTTACAGATTACTAAAGTTGGGTCAAATAACATAATTGGTATTTGGACTGTTAGTAATATAACATTCTCATCACCTGTTTACACCTTTACCGTATCCAATGTCGTTGGTAATGGTTCTTTAGCTAATGATAATACTTACACAATATCTTGGGTTTATAATGGATTAAATGGTAGTTCAGGAACTAGCGGTTCTTCAGGTTCTTCGGGTTCTAATGGTTCTTCAGGGTCCAGTGGTTCTTCAGGGTCCAGTGGTCTTAATGGTCGTGACGGTTCAAGTGGTACGAGTGGTACAAATGGAACATCAGGAACTAACGGAACATCAGGTAGTTCAGGTCTTAGTATGGTAATTAATAATAATCAAAATAATTACATAGTCACTGCGACGGGTACCGCAAACACCATACAAGGAGAAATTGGTGCACAATTCGATGGTGTAACTATGACTTTAACTAAAGATAGTCCATTCCCTAATATGTCATTGAGTGATACCGTTGGAGGTACTCAGGACCCATTTATGAGATTTATACCATCAACCGCAGCCAACTCATTTGCTCTTGGAGTTGATAATACAAATCAGGCATTTACGATTTCTTATGGCGCTAGTGCAGTCTTAGGTACAAACAATAGATTTTCAATTTTTTCAGCAGGAGATGCCGCAATTACCAACTTCTTACAAATTAATAGTGCTGGAGCACCTACTTATCCTTTGGATGTCACTTCAGGGGCAAGAGTTACAAACGCAATTGCCGCTCGTATTGATAATAATAATGACGAAGGTGTTTTATTCTATCCGTATGTAGGAGCATCAGGTGGTAACAACAACAGCGTTCTTGGTGATACCGCAATGGTTTCAAGTGCCGGTGAAAATTTAATAGTTGGTGCTGGCGGACAAAATGCCGGTTTAAGGTTTGCAGGTGGAACAACAACAACTGTCGGTAATTTACATGTAATAGGTAGTAGTCAAACATTAGGTTATAGTACAGGTGCTGGAGGTTCGGTCTCTCAAACCGGAACTAAGGCAACAGGAGTTACCCTAAACAGACCAACAGGAATAATCACTATGACTGGTGCGACATTGAATGCCAACACAACGGTATCATTTACTTTAACTAATAGTGTGATTTCAGCTACCGACATTGTAGTTCTTCAACACACCTCTGTTGGTTCAAGTGCGTCTTACAATTTAAACGCATTTCCAGGTGCTGGTTCTGCAGTCATTTCAGTGAGAAATGTTACGGCAGGTAATTTAAGTGAAGCAATTGTAATACGATTTGCGGTGATTGAATCAGTAAGTACGTAAGATTGTTTAAAACAATAATTAATTTCTAATATAAAAGATAACTTCTTGGTAAAATTCTATAAAGTGTTCATTCCATAAATCCCACTTTATATTAACACCATCAACAGAATAGACTTCGTAGTTTTCAAATTGCGGTAAAATGTTATCTCTAAAATATCTAAATCTAACTTTATCTTTTTGACTTCTTAGATGCCATTCACCAGCAATTTTTTTAATGTTTTCTTTTATAAATTGTATGTTTTCTTGTTTAAAAATTTCATACTCTCCTCCCTCGCAGTCAGTTTTTAAAAAGTCAATTTTATTTAATCCGTAAAGATTAACCAACTTATCAAACGTCATAGACTCCATATGTGATTCCCCACCAAACAATTGGTCACTTTCAACTATACCATTTGTATCTGAAAGACCTTTATTAATATGAGTGACAGGATTACCTATTGTGTTTTTAATAAGTGTTGTAAATTCACTTTCACTTGGTTCTACGCAAAATACATGTTTAGGTTTTTTATGTAAAATAGAATATGTGAATGGTCCGATACTTGCACCAACATCTAAAACCACATCACCTTCTTCAACCTCAAAGAATTTTTCATAAATATTATTATTAAAAATTTCTTCAGTAATTGCTCCCTTATGAAATTCGGCTAATTCCCTATCCGTATCCATCCAACCCCAATCAAATACAGGTTTGTTAATAACTTTTTCTTCAACAACCACAACTTCAGGTTTTTCTTTATTAATGATTTTTTCAATTTGTTCAATAACCATTTCAGATGTAATCTCTTTTGTACATTCAAATTGTCTTGATGTTCCTTTGTGTTTTGGACACCAATTCCAATCACCAGCATCTAATCTATCCCAATTAAAACAGCCATGACATACGTTTTCATTAATAACTCTATATGTGTCTAATGTGGTTTCAGACCATTTTTCACTAAATCCTGAAATTAACACAACGGGTAATTCACAAGCCCATGCTAACCAAGAAAGTCCTGAACCTAATCCAATAAAAAATTCACATGTTGATAAATCATCTATGACTTCTTGAACTGAACCTCCTTTATATTGTGTGACACCTTTTGGGTAAAAATTACCCATATATCCATCACCTTCTTTTGAGTATATCATACACTCATACCCAAGATTATTTAAATAATCAACAACTTGTTGCCACCCCTTTTTGTTGTTCCAATATTTTGATTGTGCGGTTGAATGAAAACCAATACCTACTTTCTTCTTTTTTTCAACTTTTGGTAAATTTAATATTGGTCTTATTTCAGTGTATTCTAAACCTAAAATATCAGATGCGGTTTGTTGTAATGGTAACGGTTTAAAATCACGAGGATGTTTATTCAAATCCAACTCACCATCTTCTTTATAAAACCAACCTATATTATATTGTGCATTAATATCATATACAACACTTCCTGGTTCAACAAATTCTATTTCTGGATATTGACCTTTAAAAAGGTAGTTCATAAACGTTGATACTACCACATGGCAATTATGTTTTTTTCTAAATTCCTCAACATAAGGAAACCAAGATAAAGTATCGCCCAATGATTTTGAGCCAAATGTGATTAATACCCGTTTGTTTGTGTGGTCATTTGTATTTTGATAAATTAATTCATTATTTTCTCTTACCTCTACTCTCCAATTTGTATAATACTCCTTGTTCATTTTAACCCAAGTATTAATTGATAGGTCACTTTCATAAGAAAGTTGGTCATTATCAAAAAACTTAACGTTTAGTTTATTATCTGTTGTCCCATTTATTTCTAAATAAGGATTTACAATATAATGATTTGAGAATGTGTAATCATTATTTATTTGGTTATTTTTTATAAAGTCCATTTTTAAAATTTTGTAATAAAAATCACGTAATGATTTACCTAAATCAAAAGTCTCATTTAATTTATATGTTCCTTTACTTTCAATTAAAGATAAAAGTTTATTGGTTGATGAATTAATATCGTCATTTTCAATTTCAGTGATATATCCATCAAACATACCAACATATTGTGGAAGATTTCTTGACATTACTTTCATTCCATAACTAATCGCCTCCCTTAAAACTAATGGGTTGCACTCATTAATTGAATTAAACATAAAAATATCACAAGCCGTCATAAAATCAGAAACGTCATTTCTTTCAAACCAAACGGTAACATTTGGTGGTAAATTTTCCATTATTGGTTTCCAATAATCTTCAAAATTGGGCGCCTGATTTCCTATAAAATGAAAATGAACGTCTTTATTTTTTTCCCAAACCTGTCTTGCAATTTCAACTCCCTCACCCTGATTTTTTCCTGATGTCCAAAGACCAACATTTAATACATGAGTTTTAAATGGGTCTAAACCTAACTTTTCTCTTTTTGCAATTTTTTCTATTAAAGGAACACTAAATTCATCATTATAAATTTGATGTTTTTCTTTAATTTCTGACACTAAATCTTCTAAGGGATAAACGTGAACCTCTTTATATGATGGTTCGTTTTTAAAAGTTTTTTCTAAATGAAATGGTGTCACTAATGAATACGCATCTGGATGTAGTTTTCTATTATTAGGGCTAAACCAATTATTATGACAAGACTCGACAATTTTCCATGTTCTATCGTTTGTGTAAATTGAATTAAGTAATGATTTTGAAACTCGGTTAAAACTTTCAAATGCTTCACTGATTTCTTCAAAATGAACTACGTCTATATTTTTTTCTTTTATAATGTCTATTAATCTTTCTTTCTTTTGTTCTTGGTTTTCTTCACCTAAAATACTTAAATTAATAAAATGTTCATCATCTAATAAATTTATAATTTGGTCTCTTTGAACCACATACGTGTGACTAAACCTCGAAAACTCAACAACAAAAATTTCTATTTCATCTTTATAATTTTGTAATTCTTTAATTCTCTTCAATAGAAATTGAGGCATTCCACCCGTTGAAAGGTGTGGTGTAACGTATAATAATTTCATTCTTTTATCTGTTTTATTTTTATTTAAACTTTGCCAATACGCAAGTTCCATATCATCTTCATAATCTTGGTCTCTACCTTCTGAGTCCGAAAAACTTGGACCTTGTGTAAATAACATTGGTACGGTGATACCAAAATCAAATTTCTTGTGTCTATCATTATGTATAAATCTGTAAGTTTCACATGAACTATCATTTAAAAACATATCAACAGCACACATATAAAATGGACTTGTTGGTGTTAAAAATTCTGTCATAATTGACATCCAATGCTCAACAAAATGTCTTTTGTAAAATAAAGATTGGGTACACAACATTTCTTCAAATGAGCCGTGAGTTTTACCATTCAATTTAATTTCACTTCTCGGTAATAATTTAACGCCTAATCCAACAACATCGTAATGATTTACGGTTTCAACCCAATTATCAAAAATTTCATTTATTTCATTTTTCGATACTCCATTCATTAATTTAATATCATCCTCAAACACTATTACATTTTGTGCGTCAGTTGATAAGAATTTTGAAAATAGATTTACGTAAGCGGCATTACAACCCATTTTTCTATATTTTGGGTCATCTAAAATTACTCCGTCTATAAATTCATATCCTGTAATTTCTAATTCATTAAGTAGTTTGATTACACTTTCTTTTCTATCTGTTCGATGAGGTAAATTTATTACATAACCTGCATCTGCGATTTTTTTATCTTTGTAGTATACACCTGTTCTTAATTTTTCAATCATATTATCAATAATGTTTAATCTTTTTTCACCATGTATAAAGAATAATTCTTCTCTTTTTGATGGAACTAATAACCAATCTTTTATGTGTCTTGGTTCACCTGTAAAGGTAGTATTGTCATTTATTAAATCAATTGTTTCTAAACTTCCATTAACATAAACACTTGGTAATCCTCTTGAAACTTTGTGTTTCCATAATAAACAATTAACTATTGTCTCTTCGTGATATGCTGCGTACTTAACCGTATTTGCTTTGATAATTGGATTTAAACACATATCAAACCATTCAGTTATAAATGGTATTGTGTTTTGACCTGCAAGAAAATAACCCGTTTGTCTGTATCCTGATTGGTATCTAAATGATTGGTCGATATTATATAATTCACAAGTGGGGTGTTCTAAAGTTTTGGTTAAATCATCATCAATACCGCCAACACCATCCCAATACATAAAATCATAAACACCTTTTGTAAAATATGGAACAACCTCACCATTAGGATATAAATCAAATATCTTTTCTAAATTTGGTAAACAGGTTGTGTCAGCATCTAAATAACATACTATATTTGAAAAATTCTCTAAAACATCTTTTGTGATTGCAGGTCTTTGAATTAAAGTATCATAAATTGCAACCCTATTTCTATCTATATAAAAGTTACCGTTATCTTCGACATTAAAAAGTTCTTCGTTTTGATTTCTTATAGTACAAAACCATTTTTTAACAAAGACATTTTTTTCATTTATTTCTTCATGGTGATTTAATAAGTAAACAAATATTGGTAAATCTGAAAAAGACCTAATGCTCTTGATTGTTTTTTTTATGATTGGTAAATAATTTTTATCCCCATATAGTAGAAATGACCTATCAAATTTTTTCGTATTTTCCATTTATTAAATAATAATAATTTGGAATTGTAAATGAAGTATTTATAGAATAAAATGCCATTCCCTAATAAAATAAAATATTCCACATCACTTACTGCGGGTACCATTAAAGCGGGAAACTTTTTAATCGGAGTAAATAGTGATGTTACATATGGTCCGACTTCAGTTACAGGATTCTACCAAAGTATCACTCCCGTAACAAGTGGGTTTACTATTCATCAAAATAAGGCAACTTTAGGTCCTTCTACTTTTAGACCAAATAACGATAGTGAATTTATAACATTGGCGAAAGCTTTAGGTGGAAATGTTACAGGAGTTACTGATAGTATCGTGTATTTAGAATCACAATCAGATATTGTTGTTCTAAATAGGGATTATGAGGATATTGTTACAAGTGGTTTATCTATATGTTTAGATGCTGGTTACACACCTTCATATCCTAGGTCAGGAACAACATTTTATAATGTTGCTAATAGTAATAATACATTGACTTTTAGTTTACTAAATGGGGTAACATACTCTTCAGAAGTGGGAGGTTCATTAGTGTTTGATGGTGCCGATGATGAGGTTGTTAGTAATGATGTATATACTATGGTATCGGGAATGACTTGGGATATATGGGCTAAAAGGACTTCTGATGGAAATATTTTTAATATGATGATGAGTAACTTTTTACCATATATGGCATTTAGAGGGACTGGTAGCGGCTCAGACATAAATAAATGTCATGTCACATACCGTACATCCACAGGTGGTACGACAACTCAAAGAAATTTATATACAACAGGCGCAACTTTTAGTAATAACATATGGTATAATTTTACTTACACTTTATTGTATGATTTACAAAATCAACTCGCTACTGGAAAAATTTATGTTAATGGTACATTCAACACGTCCTCTTCAAATTACACCGATTCAGTTTACCAACCATCTTCAGGTAGTAGATTACGTTTAGGTAATTATACATCAAATCAATTTCCATTTCCGGGTAATATTGCAAGACTTTTAGTTTACAATAAAGTATTATCGGACGCTGAAGTCCTTAAAAATTACAACGCACAAAAATCAAGATTTGGTTATTAACTAATTATTCTTTTTTATTTATCTTTTCATATCTTTTAATATATGAAAGAAATATGTTTAGATATCACAGGATGTAGGGCGTTAGGAGATACCTTATGTGTAACACCAACAATTAGAAAATTATATAAGTCGTATAATAGAAAAGTTTCAATTATTACAAATGTTCCTGAACTATTTGTCACTAATCCTTATGTTGAAAATATTTTTGATGGTGATGTTAATCGAGATGAATTAAAAGAAACTTATGATATTTTTGAAACTTTCGATATAGGATATAAAGATAATGGTGTTTGTAATAAACATAACGCGATGGACATCAGACAATTTCATGCAATTTCTTTGGGATTCATGTTAAATAAAGAGGAAATGACTTTAGACTACAACCCATTATACACGCCGATGATACCTGACCTACCTAAAAAATATGTTTTAATTCACTCAGTTCAAAATTGGAATTCAAGGACTTGGAGTTTAAATAATTGGAAATTTTTAACCAAACTATTAAATGAAAAAGGTATTGCTGTCATTTCTGTTGGTAAAAACTCCTCAGAAACGGGTGGGTCAAATGTTGATAAACCTGTATTTGATTTTGAAATTGAAAATGGTTTGAACTTGGTAAATAAAACTAGTTTGGATGATACTTGGTATTTAATTCAAAATTCACTTTGTTTTGTCACTATGGATTCAGGATTATTACATTTGGCAGGAACAACAGATGCAGAAATTATCCAATTAGGTAGTTCCATTAATCCTGAATTTAGGTCACCATTTAGAAATGGTTCACAAGAATATAAATATCATTATGTTATGGGTGGATGTGGATTGAATTGTGCATCTGATGTTAAATACGGAGTTAGAGAGTGGGGTTCTATTCATGGAATACCACCATTAGTTAATTGTTTGGAAAATAAACCAACATTTGAATGTCACCCTTCAGTTCTTCAAGTTTATAATAAGATATTAGAAATCATTTAATAGGTATTTATCTATAAAGATTAATGCCTAATACTATAAAATATTCTACAACAGGAGACACGTTATCTTTACGAAAAGGTAATTGGTATATTGGTGTTGGTGATACACCAAAGGGGCCAACATCAACTACAGGTCATTGGAATGGTATAACTCCATCTGCAGGTGGATACACAATCTATGAAAATAAAGCGGCAAATGGTCCATCAATAAGAGTACCCGAAAGTGATATTGATTTAATCAGGTGGGCAGAAACTTTTTATAGTGGCGTTAATATTTCCACAACATATAGTGCAATTACACACCTTAATACAAATCCAACAACGATGGTTGTTAATAGAGATTATGAAAATATTGTAACAAGTGGGTTAACAATGTTATTAGATGCCGGATTTGTCCCATCTTACCCAAAATCAGGAGTAACTTGGAGTGACTTATCTTACAATGGAAATAATGGAACATTAACAAATGACCCCACATATAGTTCATCAAATGGAGGTACTATTGTGTTTGATGGAACAAATGATTATGTGAATGGACCTGCAATATCAGCACAACTTACAGGTGATATGACGGTTGAAGGTTGGATTTACATTACATCAGGGCCAAGTGATTGGGTTCGTATTATTGGGACAGGAAACAACCCTTCGGGTAATAGAACTTTTGGTTTATGGTATGACGTAAACCGAAAATTATTGTGGCAAAGATATGGGACAAATAACGTAGGGATACAACCAGCAAATGTCTTAAGTTATAATACTTGGTATCATGTTGCTGCCACTACATTAGGGAGTTCCCATACCATTTATTTAAATGGTTCATCAATTGGGTCCTCTACCGTTGCGGGTCCTTGGACCGCATCTAATGAAACTATTACTATAGGTTCTGCTGTTGGTATACACACATATTTAACGGGAAATATTTCTATCGCTAGAATTTATACTAGAGGATTATCGGCATCAGAAATACTTCAAAACTATAACGCACAAAAATCCAGATTTGGATTATAATTATGAATAAAAAAATATTATGGCAGAATTACAAGAATACAACAACAGAAGATTTATGATTTTTAACGTTAGTGAGTTAAATCAAATTGATTTTAACACGGTGTTAGAAACATCGTCAGATACGGTTAGAAAATCAGTTGACGAAACAAAAACATTTGTAAAATGGGACGGTACAATGCCAACTTGTGTTAGTAATTTAACAACAAAAGAAGGTCCATATACATATGAAGAAATATTAACAATTCTATCAACTCCTGAATGGACTGACCCTAATCCAATTATATAATGCCAACATCAAGACCATTCGCATATAATACAGGTTCACAAATAAGTGGAACATTACAATTTGGAAATATTGCAGTTGGGACTCCAACTTCTGGAGTAACCGGAAACCCAAAATGGTGGAACGGTCCTGATGAGGATTTGGGTTATGTCATTGCTCAATCTGTATCTGGAAATACCCAACCAACACCTGTTAGCGGTGTTACTGCGTCTGTTGGTTTTTTTAGGTCAACGGCACTTACAGAAAGTTCATTTATTCAAATTGCGCAAAGGGTATCCACTAATCAAACTTTTGCAACTGGAGATGCCGCGACAACTTGGTTAAACGCAAATGGGTATTGGACTTCATGGGTGACACCCTATGTTGCAGGTTTATATAAGACAACTTACAGTGGATACTTTAGTGATAATGTTAATTTCTTTGCAACCGCAACCCCAGCATCAGTCGGTGGAAATCCTGCAACTTCTGTACAAACTACGTCTATATTTGAACCTGCTACCGATGACGGTTCTAATTTCAGTTGTCAATGGTTAGGATATTTCAAACCAACAACTTCCGAAACATATACTTTTTTCACATCATCTGATGATGCATCTTATGTATGGGTAGGTTCAAATGCTCAGACAGGTTTTACCACAGGAAACGCTACAGTTAATAATGGAGGACTTCATGGAATGCAAGAGGCTTCTGGTTCTATATCACTAACTGCCGGAACCTACTATCCAATAAGAATACAATTTGGTGAACTAAGTGGTGGTGACGCAATGACATTTAATTACTCAACACCTACTATTACAAAAACTACCAATGTAACCGGATTAGTTTTCTATAATTCAACAACCAACGGATTCTAATATAAGATTTGGTTTAAAAAATACTCTTTCTTTACTACCAACCGTTTGTTTATACCACAAACCTTTACCATCCATCCATACGTATGGGTCATTAGGGTCTTCAGTCCAACCGTGTTTTGAATAATACTCAGAATCTTTACGTAAAAGATTTGCTCTATGAGATGAGTGGAACTCCTCGGTACCCAACCAATGAGGTAAAACAAATTCACCTTCAATATGTTCGTGAACCATCGTGTTTTTAAAACCACGAGAAACCCATACATCGATACTATCGTTGTAGTATTGTTTAAGTGCGTTTACATAATCTTTCCACATAACAGAACAAGGGTGATTTAACCAACCTTTATATGGTTTACCATCTTTACGAGTACGACCTGTGATTGCAGATATAATCTGATAAGCTTCCACACGTTGTTTACCAAGACGTTTATTATCTAAACTTTCTAATGATTTTCTAAAATTTTTGTATGGAAGGAAGGTTTGCATGTACTTTTTTGAATTAATGATATATTTATAAAACAAAGATAATAAAAAAAATAAAAATAATTTAAAATTATGAAAAGAATTGTAAGATTAACTGAGTCAGATTTGGCTCGTATCGTAAAAAGGGTAATTAATGAACAAACAGATGGTATGACCGCTTTAGGTAAATTTGGTGATTTCTTGGTAAATGAAAATCATAGAAGTAGCCAAACTTCAGCAGGTATTCCAGTAAACGTTTACGCATCTATGGGTTCTACAGTTACACCTATGATGTTACCTGACGGACAAGGAAAAAAAGTTCAAGGTGTAAAAGTTGATGTTAATGCTGTGACTTATTCAGTAAATGGTCAAGAAGTTAAAAAATTAGAAACAGGTAATATAACTTTTTATCAAATTTGCGGAGCACAAGCTAACTTTTTCGCTAAAGACAATATCAACTCCGTTTTAACAGGAGGTGCAGGATTTAACTCAAAACCAAATGGACCAATTCAGACAAAAGCAACGCAAGCTTGTACAACTGCAGGTTACAAAGGTCAAATTCAAAAACCAGCAGGAGCTCAATTAGCTTAATATTTTAAAAATATTAAATAAATAAAAACCCCTCCGAAGAGGGGTTTTTTGTTTTTAGTCGTTAAAGATTCTACTTGGGTCAGGACCTTGAGTGAACAAACCATCAAATGGGTTTGTGTCGATTGAGTAAGTTGCGCTCATTGTATTTTTGTTTTTCCAAAATACAGTTACCATAGGGTATTTTGGGTTACTATTCAAATTCAAAATAACGTATTTCTCATTTGTTTTTGAATATACATAACTTTTATCTTCGATAGTTAAGTATGCAAACTCACCGTCAGACTCAATAGTTTTAATTTTTGATTTATTTTCAACGTCTGTGATTTGGTCACCCTCACCTTTGAGTAAGTATTCGTGAGTTACGATATTTGAATCAAAATCAAATGTATAAAGTTGGAAACCTTCATACAAACTATCACCAGTTCTGTCCTTGAAAGAATTAGGTGACATTTCTGTCGACTCTACTAACTTAAAACTGTTAACAAAGACTTGAAAATTACCTGATAGTTTATCTTCTTTTTCACCCATGAATGTGAATGCTAAACCTAAAACTACAGAGACAATTACTAAAACACTTGCGATTACTTTTTTCATACTTTTATTTTTTTTAGATGGTTAATTAATGACTACCCTACAAAGATAAGACCTTTTTTTGATTTGCCAAAAGGTTTTGAAAATATTTTTACTTTTTTTTATCCCCACCCTGAAGTGGGGATTTTAATTGGTGGAGGTGGAGGGACTCGAACCCTCGTCCAGCCTATCCTGTCAGATAAGGACTACACGTTTAGGTCAAGGTTTTTCATACCTTCCGAAATATCTAAGTTCTCACACCGCTCAGCGACGGTGGTAGTTCTTTAGGGGAACCACACCCTTTTTGTTTTCTTTTAGAGTGAAAACCAACTCATCAACGACTTCTGTTGCTAGGTTATATGTCTGACCGACCCCCCGTTTCCGTGCCTAACTTAGGCTACAGTAACTTGCTCAGTTGCAATTAAACCAACCACTGAAAGGTTATCAAGTACGTTGCCGTATAAAAGTAGAATCAGTTTTTAAAGAGATTAATTCAGTCCCTACGTGCCCTTATTCCTCAGCCAATACCTGTCAAATCCAAAAACACCCCCATATTTTCAAAGAACTCTTTTTACAAATATAATACAAAGATTTGTATTAAACAATATATTTATAAATATATGAAAAAAATCTTAAAAATTTTTGAGCAAGAAGAAGAGAAGGAATTAACCGACTACGAAAAAATTCTTGCTTTAAATAAAAGAAAGATTGACCCATATGATACTGATTTTGATGGGTGTGACGGAGAAGATTATTCAGACTATTATGAAGTAGGTTATGATGGTATAACTTTCACTTTCCATGACGGATTAGAAGAATATCTAAGATTTTTTTTCAAAGAAACTTACGGTGATGAAGGAACTGATGGTTGGTATGAAGCCGGGTATCTTGATTCTATGCGTAGAGGCCAATGGGAATGGGATACTTGGGATAGAGCAAGTGAAGATTGGGATGAAGGGTATACAATTGAATCAATAAAAGGTGAACCATTAAAACTTTTATATGAGATATTAAAAAAATATCAACCACACTTATTAAATTCCTTTGAAGTTATTGATAATCACGTTCGGTGGAAAGATGGTAAAGAAACGGATAAAATAAATGATTTTATTGAATCTGTAAGTAAAAGAGCAAAGGATGATTTAATAGACGCATATGCAAATGCGAATGATATGGCAACAGATGCAGAAGTGCCAGGTTATATTGATGAAATATATTGTAATTCTTTATCTGTTATTGGTATTGAAAACCAATCAAAAAATTGTTATTGGAAATATTATTTAAGTTGGGGTGATGCGATTATGTTATTTGTAAGATACGGAACACCTGAAGATTGTTTGATGGACATAATGTTTAAAGCAATAGAAAAAGAAGTCACAAAACACACTCCTGAATATTATGAAATTCAATACGAAGCTTGGAACAGAGATGTATTTTATGAACAATTTAATAAAAGAAGTATTAGAGTTTTAGAAAGTTTAATGGAAGATTTAGACGAAATGGTCGAAGAAGGTGGTGAAGAAAAAATGAAAAAATATTTTCAAATTTTAAACACACTAAGTGAAAAAACAGGATTTAATACAAATAAAAAAATTCCAGGGGGATATGAAATTAGAGTATTTGATGTTGATAAAGATACTTTAATGGTTAATTATGGTTTACGTAAAGGAAACACGTGGGGAGAACCATTTAAAACTGGGTCCGCCCCATTAAGTCGTATCTTGAACATGTTGGTGACTCCACCACTCGTCCCTTATATTGGTTAATACTTTTTAATCAATCTTTCTTTAATAATTTCATAAAGACTTACTAAATCCTCATCGGGGATAAATAAAAATCCGTCTTCATAAGCGTCACTTAATGTGATACCATCTTTTTCTTCATAAACGTCGATAGTGTCTAAACGATGAAAAGTCTCGTCTTGAAAACCAAATACGTCTACGTCTTGGTCTAAATCTTCTACAAATGAGTTCATAATTGTTTTCGGTGTATAAATGATTGGTTTGTAAAGATACTCATATTTTTTTAATCCCAAAACTTTTACCATATTTTTTCCAGCTTCAATCGCACATTTTACATCTTCAATTGAAATGAACTCTTGAGCTGAGTGCATGTTATAGTAACCACAAGACATATTGATACAAGAAACATCAATTTTTTTCTTTAACTGCGAAACATCAGTATAAGGGTGAGATTGAACTAACATCTCATTACCAAAAGATTCAGTAATTACTTCTAATGTTTTTTCAAAGAATTCACTATCACGGTCAAATAAACGAACTCCCGAGCAAATCTCGGAAATTAGGTGGTTACCTGGAGCATCATATTGTGTAATATATCCAACATCTTGTAAGAAGTTTACATCACATTTTGATGAACCGTGACAACCTGTTTCTTCACTTACAAATAAACCGATTTTTACTTTGTCTAATTGTTTTAGTAATTCTAAACAAATAAAAATACCACATTTGTCGTCACCACCAATACCCGTTGGTTTTCCATCTGTGTCGTATGCTTTTAATACATCAACAAGAGTGTCGTCAAAAGTTTTACCAAAAGTGTGTGGACGTTTTAGTTTTTCTTCTTTAACGACAATCTTATCAATTTTAGTGTGAACCGTATCTGTGTGAGCAATAAACATCGGATAGAATTCACCTTCTTCAAGTGTTCCCTTTGTTGCGTAGACGTTCATCATTTCATCACGATAAAAAGACACCCCCTCAATACCCTCAAGTTCATCACAAAGGTATTCTACCATATCCTCCTCTTGATATGTTTTAGATGGTACTGAAAGGAGTTCTTTAAATTTGTGTAGGTCCATTATTTTGTTTTTTACAAATGTACAAAAGTTTTCAACATTTGCAAAATTATTTCTTTCTTTTTATAGGTTTTTTTATTTTAACGTCAGTTTTCTTTTCCTTATCGTTATATGTTAGAATAAATTTAGAACCTTTTTCGGGGTTGTCAGTTAAAATCTTTTCTGTGATAGCATCATCCACCCACTTCTGAACCGTTCTTTTCAAAATACGTGCTCCAAATCTTGTGTCAGTCCCAACCTCGATTAAGTGTTTTTTCAAAGTATCATCAACATCAACCGTATATTCTAATTTTTCAATTCTTTCATAGAATTTATTTAACTCTAAATCAACAATTTTTAATAAATCATCTTGGTTCAAATCTTTAAAATAAACGATGTCGTCAAAACGATTGATAAATTCAGGTGCAAACTTTTTGAATAATTCTTTTTCTAACAAAGATTTAATTTCTTCATCTTTTCTTTCGGCTTTATTTGATGTGGAAAATCCAACACCTGTACCAAAATCCTGAACTACTTTTGTACCTACATTTGATGTCATCAAAATAATGCAATTCTTGAAATTGATTTTTCTTCCGTGTCCATCAGTCAACATACCCTCATCTAACATTTGTAAAAATACATTAAAGATTTCAGGGTGAGCCTTTTCAATCTCATCTAACAAAATTACAGAGTAAGGTTTGTTTTTAATTTTGTTCAAGAAAGGTGAACCTTCTTCATAACCAACATAACCTGGTGATGTTCCTGTTAATTTTGATGTTGAGATTTTATCAGAGAATTCACTCATGTCTAATCTGATAAGTGCGTCTTCACTATTGAACATATGTTTTGCCAATTGTTTTGCCAACTCGGTTTTACCGACACCTGAGTTACCAATTAGTAATCCACTAAAGATTGGTTTTTTAGGGTCGTTAAGTCCAACACGATTTCTTTGAATTGCTCTTGCAATTTTTGATACGGCATCATCTTGACCAATAACTCTTGTTGATAACGTATCTTTTAATGTGATAAGTTGTGAAGTTTCATCAGTTGAAATTTTGCTGATAGGAATTTTTGTCATCAAAGAAACGACATCATAAACAACATCTTCAGTTACCTCACGTCGGTATAAGTCTCTATTTTGGTCGAACTTTCTTTTTTCTTCTTCAAGTTCGGATAAAACTTTTCTTTCTTTATCACGAAGATTTGCGGCTTCCTCATACTTTTGTTTGTTAATAACATCAACTTTTTCTTCTTTGATTTTTGCAGCTTCTTTTTTAAGATTTTCAATAATCTCAGGTAGTTTAATTTCTACTTGTGAACGAGCACCAACCTCATCAATAATATCAAAGGCTTTGTCAGGGAACTCACGGTCTGTGATATATCTATCCGCTAACTCAACACATAGTTTTAATATATCATCACTATAACCTACTTTGTGGTGATTTTCATAACGGTCTTTTGAGTTCTGTAGAATTTGTAAAGTTTCTTCTTTCGTTGAGGGGTCTACAACTACTTTTTGAAAACGTCTTTCTAATGCTCCGTCTTTTTCAATATTTTTACGGTATTCCTCTAATGTAGTTGCCCCAATACATTGTAATTCACCACGAGATAATGCTGGTTTGAAGATGTTAGATGCATCCATAGAACCTGATGAGTTACCTGCACCAATCATAGTATGGATTTCATCAATAAAGACAATGATGTCAGGATGATTATAAAGTTCTTCCATAATCACTTTCATACGTTCTTCAAACTGACCACGATATTTTGTTCCCGCAACTACAGATGTCATATCTAAAGAAACAATTCTTTTACCTGCCAAATTCTGTGGACAATCACCCTCAAAGATTTTCTTCGCTAACCCTTCTACAATTGCGGTTTTACCACAACCAGGTTCTCCGATAATAATTGGGTTATTTTTCTTTCTACGAGAAAGAATTTGTGCAATACGATTAATTTCATTTTCCCTACCGATTACAGGGTCAAGTTTACCTTCTTCTGCTGCCTTAATTAAGTCACGAGAAAAGTTATCCAATACCGGTGTTTTTGATGAGCCGTCTTGAGTTTTGTTTTTTGGTTTTTCGTTTCCGTCTGCTGAGTCAATCATATTTTAGTTTTTTATCAATTTTAACCTATTTAAACCTAATAATCAATTATTTTTAAGTTTTTGTCATAATGTCATACACAAATTTGACTTTACTGACATTTTGTCATATATTTAATAATGGCACATATTTAGTGTAAAAATACAAAAATAAACTTATAAAATGAAATAATACTATGATTAACTGGAGAGAATTTGATGACATGTTTGATAAAATGTTTTCAATGAAGTCAGAATTTATAAATAATAATAATTGGACTTCTAAAACATATAAATCACCCGATGGTAAATATTTTTACACTTACTTGTCAAAAGGGTTTAAACCAACCGATGAATTGGGTGAATTGAAAAATAAATTAGATGTTGCAGTTGAGGAACAAAATTTTGAGGAAGCCGTTAAGTTAAGAGACCAAATTAAGAGTTTAGAAAAAAACAAAGAAAAGATTTCTGAGTTACAAACTAAATTAGATGAATGTATTAAAAAACAAGATTTTGAAAAAGCGATAGAATATCGAGATAAAATAAACGACCTAAAATAACAAAGTCCACCTTCGGGTGGATTTTTTTTTGCGTTATATTTATCACTATGAAAGCTTGGAGAAAATTTGTAGATAGTTTGGAATTAACTAAGGATTTAGAACAGGATTATTTTGACATGAGAAAAATCTTTCAAAGAGAAGGGTGGACACAAGAAGAGTTGTCAAGTCCAAGATACTATCCCCAAGATTTAATGGTATTACACAGAAAATTCACACCAAAAATGCGTGAGATTTTTCAGACAATAAAAGATTATGGTTTTGATGTTGACAGAGATGAAGTTCATTATTACATTATGGATAAACTTAGTCATATAGATGACATAACTCCATTAAGAAAACCAAATGGCGATAACGAGAACTGATATAGTAGGAACAAAAATTATTTGTGAAATTGAATCTTCAAATTTAGTTAAAACTGAATACGATAGTGAAACTAGTAAATTAATTGCAACATTCAAAAACGGAATGATATACGAATATGAAGAAGTTCCACACAAAACATATGCACAATTTAGATTGGCGGAATCACAAGGAAAATTCTTCAATACTGATATTGCAAGACAATACAAATACAAAAAAGTAGAAGAAACTGAATAATCTATGTATTTATAGATATGGAAAGTGATAGTAAAATCATTAATAGCTTATATCTTCAAGACGAATTAAATCCCGACATTTGGTATCTACCGAATGAAAAACATATGGGAGACCCCGAAGCGCAATTTTTTAAATTAAAACCAGAAATAAAAGAAAGACTTCTTAAAGTAAGTGAAATATTTTTGGATTATATTGATATCGATATATATGTTCACGACATAATTCTTATTGGTTCATTAACCGGATATAACTGGTCCGATTTTTCAGATTTTGATGTTCATATTCTTTATGATTTTAATGATGCTGGCGAAAACTCTGAATTATATAAAGAATTATTTCATTTGAAAAAAACGGTATTCAATGCGAAACACGACATTAGAATCAAAGGATACGAAGTTGAGATGTTTATACAAGATTTAAACGAAAAAGAAACAAGTGCTGGGTCTTATTCTGTATTACATAACAAATGGTTAAGAGCTCCTGAAAAAGAAAACTTCAGAATTGATAAGAAAATTATTAAAGAAAAGGCAAATCAATGGATGAGAATTATTGATGGTGTTTTAGAAAACGCCGAAGATGAAGATTTAAATGATGCGATTAAGTTAACATCAAAATATAAAGAGAAATTAAGAAAGTATAGAACCTGTGGATTAAAAAAAGAAGGTGAGTTTTCTTATGAAAATTTAGTATTTAAATTCTTAAGACGAAATGGGTATATTGCCAAATTAGAAGATTTCAAAAACAAAATTACCGATAAAAAATTATCATTAGAGCAAGAAATTGGTGAATAATTGAAAATTATCAATTAACGATATATTTATATAGAAAAAAATATGCCAACAACAGCTTGTACTTCGTATTATACTACAACTATAACCGGTTATGTACCAGGTTCTGGTAGTACTTTGGGGACTGTAGTAACATTTTACGCACCAAAACCCGATTATGGTAGCGTAACTAATACAACTAACTTACAATGTAATGCTGTTACGTTGGGCGGAAATGGATTAAACAATTAAAAAAAATACATTAAAATGGCAGATTTAAGACCGATTGGTAGTGAAAAATTAGAAGGAACTGATAAGTTGAGAAGAATTATGGAAATCGCAACTTATAGAGAAACTCCAAAAACTGAATTAAATAATTTGTCAACAACAAATTATACTATTCAATTATCTGACGGTAACTTTTACGGTATTGTAAAAGAAAGACTAGGGTATATCATTAAAACGGGTATTAATGAATCCAACATGGATTATTCAGACCCAATGAAAAATAGAAAATACTATCGTTCATATTCTGAAGCAATGAAAAAATTAAATTTAATTGTTGCTGAAACAAATAGAAATACAGGTAATGAATATGAAATACCTCTTATTGGTGAGCAACCTGAGGTAAAAAAAAAATTCGTATTAAAAACGGCTAAAAAAGCTGAACCAACACCATCACCTGATATGTCGGCACCTGATATGGGAGCTCCGGCACCTGAAACACCATCACCTGAAATGGGAGCTCCGGCACCTGAAATGGGTGGAGAATCTGAAATGGGAGCTCCGGCACCTGAAATGGGTGGAGAATCTGAAATGGGAGCACCGGCACCTGAAATGGGTGGAGAAGAAATGCCAGAAGAACCAGAAATGCCAATGGCTCCTGGAGATGCACCTATGTTGGATACAGAAATTGGTGTAGAAGACGATGAGGAAGGTGGGTCAAGTAATTTAAAACTAATCCAAAAACTTACAGGTAAATTAAGTCAAAAACTAAGAATGTTTGATAAAGACAAAGGTCTTGATTCACAAGATATTAAATACGTAATTAATTCTATTGTATCTGCAATTGATTTAAACAAACTTGATGACGATGATAGAGAAGATATCGTCGATAAAATTGAAGGGTTTGATGAGTATGGTAAAGAAGGTGAAGGTGAATTAAACTTCGGTGAAGAAGATTTTGATTTTGGGGGTGACGAAATGCCAACTGACGAAATGCCAACTGACGAAATGCCAACTGACGATATGGGAACACCTGAACCTGAAACAAAAGAAGGTTACCAATCAGTAATGGATTCAATTTTTGGTGAATCCCAAGTTGAGAAAGTTTTATCTGGTTATTTTAAAATTAAAAATGAAGAAAAACCGGTATTAGAAAATAAAAATAAAGTAGACTTTTTAAAATCTAAAATTAATAAAATAAACCAAAAGAACGACATTCAAGAATATTCTATTTCTGAAAACCAAAAAAAAACAGGTTTAATTTTAATTGAGGATTATACTAACTGTACGTTTATTGGAAGAACAAATAAAAACAATTTAGTTTTTAAAATTAACGGAAAAGAAGTTAAAGTAACACCAAACGGTAGAACTATATGAATTTAGTTTTCATTAACGAATTAGGTCCAAACTTTAGAGGAGATAATATTTACGAATTTATTTTTTCAGATTTGGATGACGTTTATGGTGAATATTGGGATAGTGAAACTGCAAACGGAAAACCAACACCACCGCATGTGGAATTTATTAAAAAGGTTGGCGTATTAAAAAATTGTGAAGTAGAATTAGATTTAATTCAGAACTCGGATTTTTTTGGAATGTATGATTCTATTGATGGTGTGATTGCTTTAGGTTGGGAAAAACCTGACCATTACGAAGGAAAAAGATTGGTTTTTCAATACGGAGAAAGTATTGAAATTGTAGAAAATAAATTATACGAAAAAGATATCGTATTAAAATGGGAAAAAAATTTAGTAAGTGATGAAACACATGAATCCTAAAATAGTTAAACTTCTTCACGAGGGGTTTTCAATGAATACTTTAGAAAACTTAACTGAAAATCAATTAAATGTATTATTTAATAAAATTGTTTCAGAACAACCAAAACCTGTTGAAAAAACGGTAACATCAAAAGTAATTGAACTTCCATCGGGGGCAAAAACAGCTATTGGTGGGGCTACAGTTTCTAATGATGCCGGTAAGACCGTTATTACGACAACCGCTGAAGGTGAATTTACTGAAGGTGAACAAGAAGATGTTGCTGATGTTAATAAAGGTGAGGACGACCAAGACCCAATTCAAAAACAAGGTCCTGATGGGATGCCAACTGAAACAAAATTACAAGAAAAAGCAGTTTCTAAACAACAACAAAAAATTATGGGATTGGCTCTTTCAGTAAAAAGAGGAGATACACCTAAATCAAAAGTCACTAAACAAGTTCAAAAAATGGCAAAAGAAATGTCTAAAAAAGAACTTGAGGATTTTGCATCAACAAAACACAAAGGATTACCTAAAAAGGTTGAGGAAAAAAATGAAGTAGAAAAATTAGAAGAAAGTATTCTAAAAATTATTGAAAATCATTTGCCTCCTCACACTACAAAAAGTGAATTACTAAATTACATTAGAAGAAACAAATAATGAATGTCTCTTTCAAAAGAACAAATACTACTGGAATATGCTAAATGTGCTCATGATACACCATACGCACTAAGAACATATTTACAAACCTACGATAACACACAATCCAAATACGTACCGTTAGAATTATTTAATGACCAAGTAACTTTGGTTAACGATTATGACACTTGCGAAGAAAATATCGCATTAAAGTATCGTCAAGCTGGAGTATCTACGGTTACATCCGCTTGGGCATCAAAACGATTAGTTTTCGCTAAAAAATCAAAACCAGAAAAAATTCTAATTATTGCAAACAAACTTGATACTGCCGTTGAGATGGCAAACAAAGTTCGTGCGTTTGTAGAACAATGGCCTAATTGGTTGGGTGTAGGCTTTTCTCCTGAAAAAAACGCAGCAAGACACTTCAAATTAACTAATGGATGTGAGGTTAAAGCGGTTGCGACATCAAAAGATGCACTTCGCGGTTATACCCCTACTATTCTTATTTTTGATGAGGCAGCATATATCGATGCTGATGAAGATTTCTGGTCAGCATGTATGGCGTCCCTATCAACAGGAGGTAAAGTTATTGTAATTTCAACACCAAACGGATTCGACCCGATTTATTATTCGATATACAGTCAGGCAATTAAAGGGATGAATGACTTTAGAATTACAGAAATGTATTGGTTTCGTGACCCTCGTTATTCTAAAGACTTAAAACTAATAAAGGTTGATGATATAATTCACTACATGTTAAATAGGGGTGATTATAAAGATGATGTGTTAACCATAGATTATACAGATATTAAAGTTACCGATAGAGATTTTGAAGAAATAAAACAAAAGGTTGAAAGTGGTTATAGACCATACTCATCGTGGTTTGAGGCAATGTCAAAAAAATTAAAATTTGATAAGCGTAAAATATCACAAGAGTTAGAGTGTAACTTTTTAGGTTCGGGGGATAATGTTGTACCACCTGAAACCATGAAAAAAATCAAAGAAAATTATATCAAAGAACCTGAAAATAAATTTATGGGTGGCGCTTTGTGGCAATGGAAAGAACCAATTGCGGGTCATAAATATATTATGGGTATTGATGTATCTCGTGGTGATAGTGAAGACTTTACAACTTTTACGATTATCGATTTTGATGATAGGGAACAAGTATTAGAATATATCGGGAAAGTTCCACCTGATGTGGTGGCTGAGATTGCGTTCAAATGGGCAAATATGTATAACTCGTTTATTGTTACAGATATCACTGGAGGTATGGGTGTTGCAACATCTCGTAAACTCCAAGAACTTGGTTATAAAAACCTATATGTTGACGGGGTTAATCCTGCGGATAAATGGAAATGGGACCCAAAACAAAATGATAAAATACCTGGTATAAACTTTAATTCAAAAAGAGTTTTAATCGTTCAGGCATTTGAAGAGGCGTTAAGATTTGGGTTTGTTATTAGGTCTCAAAGGTTGTTTAATGAACTTAATACGTTTGTATATGTGAATGGAAGGCCTGACCACCAAAAGGGTCAACACGATGATTTAATAATGGCGATGGCGATGGCTATTTATGTTGGTGAATCTTCATTTGCTAAATTAGAAAAGGCGACAGAGCAAGCAAAAGCAATGATTGAATCTTGGACCACAGAAAAGAGAGATTTTAAAGATTCATCCTCAAATTTTAATCCAGGAGTACCTGTGGATATTTATAATCAATATAGGTCAGGAAGTTATCAAACAACAAAGAATGATTATGAAAAGTATTTATGGTTATTCGGAGGTAAAAGAGTTTAATTTAACTTTTATCGACTTATCTTTTAAATAAAAATATTATGGCAGAACAAAAATATACGGTATGGCAAAGATTGGGTAAGGTTTTTGGACCTAATGCAACTTTAGACCAGCAAGCTCCCGTTTTTAAGTTTGATAAAAAAGAATTATTAAAAACTACAGATAAAACTGAGTTTGAAAAAGAAAAACTACAGGCTCAACAAACCATGTACATTGGTAAACAATGGCAAAAAGTTGAGAGTAACTTATATACCCAAGCGGTTTATTATGAACCAACTCGTATGGCCTCATATTATGATTATGAGTCTATGGAGTACACACCTGAAATTTCAGCGGCATTAGACATCTATGGTGAGGAGTCAACAACACCTGACAAAGATGGTCATATGTTACAAATTTATTCTGAATCAAAAAGAATAAAATCAGTTCTTGCTGACTTATTTAATAATAGATTAGATATTAACACCAATTTACCTATGTGGACAAGAAACACATGTAAGTTTGGTGACAACTTTGTTTATTTAAAATTAGACCCTGAAAAAGGTATTGTTGGTTGTCAACAATTACCAAACATTCAAATCGAAAGGTTAGAAAAAGGGATGAGGTTCCAACCTGATAAGTATTCACAAGAAATGGAGAACGACGCTTTGAAGTTTACTTGGAAAGAAAAAAATATGGAATTTAACACATGGGAGGTTGGTCACTTTAGAATTTTAGGTGATGATAGAAAACTTCCTTATGGAACGTCTATGTTAGAAAAAGCACGTCGTATTTGGAAACAACTTTTGTTATCTGAAGATGCGATGTTAATCTACCGTGTATCAAGAGCACCTGAAAGAAGAGTATTTAAAGTATTCGTTGGTAACATGGATGATAAAGACGTTGATGCTTACGTACAAAGAGTTGCTAGTAAATTTAAAAGAGACCAAATTTCTGACCCAGCAACAGGTAATGTTGATATGAGATACAATCAGTTGGCGGTTGACCAAGACTTCTTTATCCCTGTTCGTGACCCAGCAGCGACAAACCCAATAGAGACTTTACCGGGTGGAACAAACTTGGCGGAAATTGCTGATATTGAATATATCCAAAAGAAACTTGTGACGGCATTAAGAATACCTAAAGCCTATTTAGGTTTTGAAGAAGCTGTCGGTGATGGTAAAAACTTATCATTATTAGATATTCGTTTTGCAAGAACAATCAATAGAATTCAAAAATCTATGATTGCAGAATTAAATAAAATTGCAATCATTCATTTATTCTTATTAGGGTTTGAAGATGAATTAACAAACTTTACATTAGCTTTAACTAACCCATCTAAACAATCTGATTTATTAGGTATTGAAGTTTGGAAAGAAAAAATAACTCTTTATAAAGATGCAGTTGCAGAAATACCAAATTCAGTTGCCCCAGTATCAGCATCTTGGGCTAAGAAACATATTTTAGGTTTCTCTGATGAAGAAATAAGATTAGATATACAACAACAAAGAGTTGAGAGAGCTGTGTCTGCAGAATTAGGAAAAACCGCTGAAGTTATCACTAAAACCGGTCTATTTGATAATATTGATAAATTGTATGGTAAAAAAGATGGTGAAAAACCAGCTGAAGGTGGTGAAGAACCTGAAGGTGGAGGAGCTCCTGATATGGGGGGAATCCCACCAATGGGTGAAGCACCACCATCTGGCGGTGAAGCGCCTGCGGGGGGTGAGGTAACACCCGAATCGTTTAATAAAGATGACTTAAATATGTTACTTGAAGAACACTTATTTGGTCAAAATGATTTTATGAATTTAGGTAAGGGAAGAAATTCCTTAGTTGAAATAGACGACAAACTTAAAGATTTATTAAATAGGTAATATTTATAGTAAAAAAGACATGACAAAATTTGGTGAAATAAAAAGTAAGATAGAAAAAACTGGAGCAGAATTATTTGGTAAAAGTAACTTCCAAAAATTTATGTTTGGGTTTAAATCTAATATTTTAGAGAATAAAGATTTAAGTGAAATATTTTATATCTACGAAGACCTATCGACAAAAAAAGGTTTACACAAAGATTTAGCAAATGATTATGTAAATGAGTCTATTGAATATTGCCAAATTTTACTTGAGAACAATTATAAAAATTTAACTAAAGTAGATAAATGGTTGTCTAGTTTTTCATCAGAATATCAAAACAACTATAAAGATATTGATACTATTATTTATAACAATTCTATTAAAAATTTAGAAACAGTTTTAGAATCTAAGAAAAAAGTCATTAATACTATTATTTCTGAAAATAAAGTAACTAAAGTTAATGAATCCATTAACCTACCAATTTCAACAATGATTAAAGTTGCTGAATCTGAACTTGGAAAAGAAATTAGTACACTTTCAGAGTCAGAACAAAAAGAAGTTACTTCCATATTAAATTTATCAAAAGATGAATTAAAAGTAGAATTCAACACAATAAAAGAAACTGTTATTTCAAACTTAAATAATTCATTAAACGAATCAAAAGAAGATGACATCAAAAAAATGATTAGTCAAACTATCGATAAGGTTAATGAATCTAATTGTACTCATTACGATTTATACAAATTAAAAAAATTAAGTTTAGGGTTATGAGTTCAAAAAAATACTTTTTTGGTTGGGGAAACATAAAAAAGGGTATTACTGAACTTATAAGAATTTATTCCCACCAACCATCATTTTTTTCTAAAAAGAGAATTGAATCCGGAGTCGCATTTATAATTGCACAATGGGGTATGGTATTTTTTGTTCTAAAAAAATATCCTGATTTAACTATGACAGATATTATAATGTGGGCATCAATCCAACTTGGGATATCAGGATATATCCTACATCAGATACAAAAAGAAAAAAAGGGTGAAAATACGACTGATGATGAAAATCAAGAAAATTGATTTCTTTTTTTCTGTAAGTAAATTGCCTTATTAACCTGACTTCTTTTCTTAACTGATTTTTTTGTAAACTCTTGTCTTTCTCTTAACTTTTCAGTTTGTTTTGTTTTATAAACTTTAAACTTATATTGTTTTAGAGCTTGTTCGATGGAAGACGCGTTTTTAACTTTAATTATAATCATATTTTTTTTACTTTATTAATATAAATATAACATAAAAACCCAATTTTGACAATTCTATTTATATGACTTACTTTTATAAAAAATAAACATGAAAGATATGATTGATGAAGAAAGGAAAAACATCAAAACTAAACATTTTTGATGATGCCAAGTGTTCTTACGGAACAGTAGATTCAAAAAATTTAAAATCCATTTACATAGTTTTACAGACTTGGATTGAACCTCTAACTTTAGATGAGAATTGGAACCGATTGGTCGGTGAAATAAAAAGACAAATCCAACACACATTATTAGAGGTGGTAGACACTCAAACTTTTGAAAGAAAACAAATAGTTGACTTAGATTTAAGAACAAGTGGAATACAAAAAAATAAAAAAAGCTTTATGAATATAGAAATTACACTATTCATACATAATAATATACACGACTTTAAATCCCCAATTTTAAGAGACAAGATTAAAAAAATTCTTAATGGTATATACAACGACGACCTTAAACAAAATAAACATTTTACACTTAGTAAAACAAAAGTAGTAGAATTCAAAGAAAGCTAATATTTATCTTTAAAAGAACTTATGAAAATATTAGGACCTAGTGATACAGGTAAAGGTATATTAGTTGAGTGGGATGCGGGGATTATTAATCCTAATGAACCGCGTAACCAAAACATTATACGTGAATCTTACGGACAATTAGAACATTCTAAACCATTTGAATTTTATGCAACTCTTCAAAAGTGGGGAGTTCCAAATAGAAACGGAAGAGTATACCCCGAAAAAATATTAAGAAGAGAATCTGACAAATACCAAGACGCTATTAAACGTGGTATGTCCATTTCAGAGTTAAATCACCCTGAATCTTCTTTAATTGACCTTGATAGGGTATCCCACCTTATTACAGAGATGTGGTGGGAAGGTAACATATTGATGGGTAAGATTAAATTATTAACTACACCTGGTTTTCATGAAAGAGGTATTGTATCATCTAAGGGTGATGTTGCGGCTAACATGATGAGACAAGGTGTTACTATGGGAGTTTCTTCTCGTGGTGTTGGGTCCTTAGTAAAAAAAGGTGACCAAAATGAAGTACAAGATGATTTTGAACTAATTTGTTTTGACCTTGTATCTTCACCATCCACACCTGGAGCATATCTTTACTTAAATAAAGAAGATAGACCAAGATACGAAGAAAAATTGGCAGAAAATGATAATACTTCAGTTAGTGGTGGAGGTGGATTAGAAAAATCTGTTGACTTAATGAAAAGATTATCCGATTATTTAGGAAAGTAAAAAATTTATTATGGACGAAAAGTATTTTGTAGCAAAAATCACAACTGATATGGTTGATGATAACACAGGTAAGGTTAAAAAAATGAGAGAAGAAAAACTTGTGAAAGGTTTTTCACCGACAGATGTCGAAGCAAAAGTAACGAAAGTTTACGAAACGTATTCAATGGAATGGAGAATTACTGCAATCGTTGAAAGTAAAATTGACGAAGTTATTGAATAATTTTTTTAAATTATTAAGTAAGGGGACTTTATGTCCCCTTTTTTTGTGCCCGATTTTTTTGGCTATCTACATTAAAATAAGAACTTTTTCAAACTAAGGTATATTTATCTAATAAAAATAAACGCAAAACGCATTGCATTATAAAATGAGTTTAGAAAAAAACGAAAATTTAGTAGAGAAAACTTTATTACAAATGAAGTCTATCGAAGAAGCTATTAGCGAAAACGCAAAAGGAATACTTGCTTCTACAATGAAGGAAGAAATCAGTGAATTAGTAAAAGAGTCATTATTTGGCACAAAAACAAAAAAGTCTTTACGCGAACAAGAAGAAGATGACACCGAAGAAGTGGTAGGTGTGGAAACAGACACAGAAGTTGCAGATGACAGTGAAGAGACTATTGACGTTGATGCAGATGTTAATCCTGAAGGTGGTGAATTTGATGTCACTATGATGGATGCACCGGCAGATACTGATAACGAAGACGAATTACCACCTCTTGATATGACAGGGGCTAAACCTGGTGAAGTGTTGAAAGTGTTTAAAGCTATGGGTGATGAAGATGGAATTATCGTCGTTAAAGATGATAATAAAATACACCTTACCGATAACAACACAAATAATGAATACTTTATTGATTTAGGTGATGATTCAGGTTTATCTATGGAAGACCCTATGGAAGATATGAATGAGAGTGTAATTTATGAATTAGTCTTCGAAGAAAAAGAAGGTGATATGGAAAATTCTGAAATGGATGAATCTTATGACGAAATGGACGAATCTTATGACGAAATGGACGAATCTTATGACGAAATGGACGAAACTATTTACGAATTGGAAGTAAGCGAATCGATGAAACCTGTTGGGATGGGGTTTGGTAAAATGAAAAACGGTTTACCAAAATCTTCAGTTAACAACAAAGGTTTTAATGATGACATGGAAGATGGTTTAAAATCTGAGAAAACAGGTAAGGGTCCTAAATTCAAATATCCTAAAGTTAAACATGGTGTTACTGAATCTGAAATGGATGAAGAATACATGGAAGAAGGATGGATGGATGAAGAAATGATTGATGATATGAAAACAGAATCAGACTACATGGAAGGTGATTGTATGGAAGGTGATTGTATGGAAGGCGACTACATGGAAGGCGACTACATGGAAGACGACTACATGGAAGACGACTACATGGGTGGTGAGACTACAGAAGCATCAAGAACAATGACTTACAGAAGAAGAGCAGAAAGAGACCGTGTTTCGGCACCGAGTCAAGTGAGAAATGAATCAGTTAAAAAAGAACTTAATTTATTAAGAGAGAAAAATGAAGAGTACAAAAAGGCTCTTGATTTCTTTAGAAATAAATTAAATGAAGTTGCAGTATTTAACTCAAACTTGGCATATTCTACTAGATTGTTCACTGAACACTCAACAACAAAACAAGAAAAAATAAATATACTTAGAAGATTTGATAACGTAGAAACAATTAAAGAATCTAAGTCACTTTACAAATCAATTAAATCTGAATTAGAAGGAGGAAATAATAGTAATGAAATTGTAACTGAATCAGTTCAAAGAAAACTTATTAGCACACCTTCAAATGGTTCAGCATCTAACTTGATTGAAAGTAAAACTTATGAAAATCCACAATTCTTAAGAATGAAGGATTTGATGGGAAAAATTAAATAAACAATAAATAAACTCAAATTAAAAAAAAATAAAATGGGAGCATTATTAGAATCAGGTCTTGTTGGTAACATCGGGTTAAAACACCTTAAAGTTATCAAAGAAGATACAATCAACAAATGGGATAAATTAGGATTCCTAGACGGTCTTAAAGGACACATCAAAGAGAACATGGCACAGTTATATGAAAACCAAGCATCTCACCTAATCAACGAAGCGGCTTCTACGGATAGCTCAGGTTCTTTCGAAACTGTAGTTTTCCCTATCGTAAGACGTGTATTCTCTAAATTGTTAGCTAACGATTTAGTATCTGTACAAGCTATGAACTTACCTATCGGTAAATTGTTCTACTTTGTACCTAAAATCCAAAGTTATGCTTTAGGTTCTAACGAACATTTTGCACCAATCGGAGCTCAAAACGGACCAACAGTTGCTCAAGCACAGGCAGGTTACGGAGCAAATGACAAAAACCTTTACGATAGATTTTATGAAGGTACTGAACCAGGTTTAGACCCGGCAGGTTTGTTTGATTATTCAAAAGGTATGTATTCTGCAATCACTAAGTCTGCAGTTACTGTATCTTTTGTTAATGGAGTATTAACAGAATCGTCGTATGCTGCTGGTGAGAATAGAAAAGTTCTTTTAGTACTTTCTGGATTTACATCAGGTGGTGCTGGAAAATTAATTGGACCTGACGGACAAGAAATGGATAATGAGGCATTCTTATCTGATTTAAGAGTTAACGCATTAACAGGAGTAGGTGCTCCTCAAAGAGCGTTCTCAGGAGCAGGTACTTCTGATTTATTATTTAGAGTTGTTACTCAAAAATACGGTAAAGGTATTGTACAATACGGAACTCAAACAACAACATCTTTCCCTTCAACAGGTAATGGTGGTTCTTATGACAACATTTGTT